TTACTTGAGGTTAAACTTGTTACCCATTGCCTTGAGCAGTGCGGTCATCTCGACCACATCGAATGGCATATCTTCATATTTCTGGACCTTGCCAAGATAGGCTTGGAAGTCCGCGCTTGCCTTGTCCAAACCCGTTTTGGGTTGGGTTGGCGTTTTGCCATCTGGATTGCGCAAGAGGCCGTTGCGAATGTCTTTTATCGTGCTGCCAATCTTGCCTTGCACTTTGGCTTTGGTTTTCTTGGCCGCATCGTCCAGCGATGCAGTAGGCGCTTGCAAGATGCGCTTTTCGTCGACGCTAAACCCTGCGACTACCGCGTCGCGCAGACCGTCCCACCATTCCTGCGAAGGGCAGGTGCTATCTTTGGAGCGTGGTGAAACAAGGTGTGAGGCCGGTATCTTTTCGGCGCGGTAAACGTCCAGCATTTTGACCGCGCTCTTTTCGGCGGCGGTGATTGCCTTAACGTGTGACGTGGTTGCGTTTGCGAGTGTGGCTGGAAAAGTAAAGTTAGTCATGTGATGTTCCTTTCAAGAACGATTCGGCTTGGCGTTATTGCCTTCCGATGTAATCTTTATGCCATGTCCTAACACGTTTTGATATAGATAAATCCGCACAAAATGACACGGCTTGGCAACGCTTGGCACTTTTCGATAGTTTAGGGGATTCCCTAAAAGGCACATTGGCGCGACCATACCCTACCCCCACCCCCCGCGCGTGTCAGTGGGACTCCGCACTACCTATGTATTACTAATATACCCGAACAATCCTCTATTTTTCCGTTTTCCCTAAAACCTACCACCAGAAACCACGAAACCCCAATTCTCGATACCCCCCACCCCTATTTCACAACCCCTTGTCAAAAAATTTTTTGTACCCTATTATTACGTTACCGGTTAACAACCTGCGAATAGAGATGACATTGAACGTAACGCCAGAGCTGGGTGTACCTTTAGAGGATGAAGCGAAGACCATTTCGCTACCAGAACGCACTGCTGCGTTGGCTAAAACAGTGTCCTTGCTGGAAGATCATGGACTGGACACCACACCAGATGCCGACGATCAGGATGTAGCAGCTGCACTGGCCACCTCATTTGCCCAAGACCCCGAAAAAACCTCCCGTAAGGTGACGACCACCCGTGCAGCCAAGCTGACTCCGGCATCTATTAAGATGGCAGGTGCTATTATTGAGGAGTTTAACCACTCCGTAGTGGAATCATCGAAGCAACTGCGCAATCTCGTCACGAACAAGCTCATTATGGAGTCGGAGAATCCCGACCCTCGTGTGCGGATGCGTGCTCTGGAGCTGCTGGGTAAGATTTCAGACGTAGGACTGTTCACAGAGAAGTCTGAGGTGACGATTACGCACCAAACAACGGACGACATCAAAGAGAAATTACGTGGTAAGCTCGCAAAGCTGGTAAACCCACCAGAAGAAGTCCCCGATGCTGTGCTGGTCATGGATGATTCGGAAGACGATCTGAACGATGAGTTTGGGTTTGACGATGACTGAGCTGTCTGACTTCACAGAAGCTGATATTGAGGTGATGCTCGCGAACCTAGACGCGTTCAGCGAAGAGGAAGTGCTGGAAATCGACAAGATGGTCGATGAGCTCCACACGAGAAGTGCTAACAAAGCCGCGTATGACGACCTGATTGAGTTCTGCAAGCTGATGATGCCGGACTTTATTGTGGGCAGACACCACCGTATCCTTGCGAACATGCTCATGGGCATCGAACGAGGGGATAAGGACCGGGTATGCGTTAACATCCCACCGCGTCATGGTAAGTCTCAGCTCGTATCTATCTTCTACCCTGCGTGGTTTTTGGGGCGTAACCCGGATAAAAAGGTCATGATGGTGTCTCACACCACTGATCTGGCGGTCGACTTCGGACGTAAGGTGCGTAACCTGATTGCTACGGACACGTACAAGTCGATATTTCCCACAGTAAAACTGGCACAGGATAGCAAGTCTGCTGGTCGGTGGAACACGAACGTAGGCGGTGAATACTATGCGTGCGGTATTGGCTCGGCGCTTGCGGGTCGCGGTGCGGACTTACTACTTGTAGACGACCCACACTCAGAGCAGGATGTCATCAACGGCAACTTTGAGGTCTTTGAGAAGGCCTATGAGTGGTTCACCTTCGGTGCTCGTACCCGTCTGATGCCCGGTGGCCGTGTGGCTATTATCCAGACGCGCTGGCACCTCGACGACCTGACAGGCCGTGTAACACGTGACATGGCTAAGAACGAGCGTGCTGACCAGTATGAGGTGGTTGAGTTCCCTGCCATTCTGGAGGTTAAGGACAAGAAGACCAAGAAGATGGTTGAGAAACCGCTCTGGCCTGAGTTCTTTGATCTGGAAGCCCTCCTGCGAACCAAGGCCTCTATGCCGGTGTTCCAGTGGAACTCACAGTATCAGCAACAACCTACGACGGAAGAAGCCGCTCTGGTTAAGCGAGAGTGGTGGAACGAGTGGACGGCAGACCAGCCTCCCCCCTGCGAATATATTATCATGTCGCTTGACGCCGCAGCCGAGAAGCACAACCGTGCAGACTTTACAGCACTTACCACATGGGGTGTTTTCCTGAACGAGGAAGACAACGCTTACAATATTATATTGTTAAATAGCATCAAACAGCGTATGGAGTTTCCAGAACTAAAGCAACTTGCGATGGAAGAGTACCGAGACTGGGAACCAGACTCCTTCATTGTGGAGAAGAAAAGTTCTGGTGTGGCCTTGTATCAAGAGATGCGACGTATGGGTCTGCCGGTATCTGAATATACTCCACACCGAGGGTCAGGTGATAAGCTCGCAAGACTTAATTCTGTCGCTGACATTGTAGCGTCTGGCCTGTGCTGGGTGCCACAGACACGGTGGGCAGAAGAAGTGGTCGAAGAGATTGCAGGATTCCCTTTTATGAGCAACGATGACCTCGTGGACTCTACGGTAATGGCCCTCATGCGCTTTAGACAGGGGGGATTCATTCGACTTCCCTCAGATGAACCCGAGGAAGAACGGTTCTTTAAACAACGCCGCGGCGGATTTTACTAAGAGGTGTAGCTATGGCTATCGAAAAAGGACTTTACGCCGCCCCGTTAGGGCTTGAGGACGACCTTGACGGTCTTGAAGAGATGGAATTGCCTGATTCCGAGTTGGAAATCGAGATTGTAGACCCAGAAGCGGTCACTCTTTCCGACGGAAGCATGGAAATCACGTTGATTCCCGGCGATGAAGCCGATTTTACCGAGTTTGGCATGAACCTTGCAGAGGTTTTGGACGAGGGACACCTAAATGAGCTCTCCGACGAACTTGTAGGGCAGGTGCAGACCGATATTGAGGGTCGTAAGGACTGGGCAGACACGTTTGTTAAGGGTTTGGACGTCATTGGCTTCAAATATGAAGAGCGTATGAGCCCTTGGGAGGGTGCCTGCGGGGTAAACTCCACTGTTTTGGCGGAAGCAGCCATTCGCTTCCAAGCGGAGACCATGAGCGAGACCATGCCAGCTGCAGGTCCGGTCCGAACCAAGATTCTTGGGGAAGAAACCAAGGAAAAAGAGGAAGCAGCGGCCCGTGTCAGTGCGGACATGAACTATGAGCTCACTGAGAACATGGTTGAGTACCGTCCAGAGCACGAACGGATGCTGTATAGCCTCGGTTTGGCGGGTTCTGCCTTCAAAAAGGTGTATTTTGACCCTAATTTGGGCCGTCAAGCAGCCATTTATATCTCCGCAGAAGACGTGATTGTGCCTTACGGTGCGTCGAATATCGAGTCTGCAGAGCGCGTAACGCACGTAATGCGTAAGACAAAGAACGAGCTGAAGAAGCTCCAAGCTGCCGGATTCTACCGTGATGTAGAGCTCGATGAGCCAGAACCGTACCACACTGATATTGAAGAGAAAAAAGCGGAAGAGGGGGGCTACTCGCTCACCAACGACGACCGCTATGCGATCTATGAGATACACGCCGACCTCGTTATTGAGGGTATAGATGACGAGGACGACATCGCTCGTCCTTATGTTGTCACAATCGAGCGTGGCAGTGGCGAAGTGTTGGCGATCCGTAGGAACTACGAAGAGGGTGACCCACTCACTCTGAAGCGTCAGCACTTCGTCCACTATGTATACGTGCCGGGATTCGGGTTCTACGGCCTCGGATTGATCCACATCATCGGTGGGTATGCCCGTGCAGGGACTTCCTTGATCCGTCAGCTCGTTGATGCTGGTACGCTCTCCAACCTGCCGGGTGGCTTGAAGTCACGTGGGTTGCGGATCAAAGGGGACGACACACCCATCGAACCGGGCGAATTTAAGGACGTAGACGTGCCGTCAGGGTCTATCCGTGACAACATCATGCCCCTGCCCTACAAAGAGCCCTCACAGACGCTCCTAGCGCTCCTGAACCAGATTACGACTGAAGGTCGTCGGTTGGGTGCGATCAGTGACATGGACATCTCTGACATGTCTGCCAACGCCCCTGTGGGCACGACACTGGCCCTGCTGGAGCGCACACTCAAGCCTATGGCTGCGGTGCAAGCACGCGTACACTACGCGATGAAGCAGGAGTTTAAGCTCCTCAAGGCTATCATGGCCGAGTATGCCCCCGCAGAGTACACGTACCAGCCCCTGAGAGGCGAAGTGAGTGCCAAGCGGGCTGACTACATGATGGTGGACGTGATCCCTGTCAGTGACCCTAATAACTCCACTATGGCCCAGCGGGTTGTGCAGTATCAGACCGTGTTGCAGATGTCCGCACAGGCTCCGCAGATTTATGACCTGCCACAGCTCCACCGCCAGATGATCGAGGTGTTGGGTGTGAAGAACGCGGACAAGCTCGTGCCAACGAAGGACGACGCGAAACCGACTGACCCGATCAGCGAGAACATGGACGTGCTCATTGGTAAGCCAGTGAAGGCGTTCATCTACCAAGATCATGAGGCACACATCGCTACGCATACATCGTTCATGCAAGACCCGATGATGGCTCAGATGATCGGGCAGAACCCACAGGCTAAACAGATTATGGCCTCACTGCAGGCACACATCGCCGAGCACCTTGGGTTCTCATACCGTCAGAAGATCGAAGAGAAGTTGGGTGTACCGCTACCCGCTCCGAACGAGGAGCTGCCAGAAGATATTGAGGTACAGCTGTCACGACTGGTTGCAGATGCAGGTAAACAGCTCACACAGGCTAACCAGCAGCAGGCCGCGCAGCAGAAGGCTCAACAACAGCAGCAAGACCCGATTATTCAGATGAAACAGGCTGAATTGCAGGTCAAGCAGCAAGAACAGCAACGCAAGGCCCAGAAAGATCAGGCTGATGTGATGCTGCAGAAAGAAGAACTCCAGCTACGCAAGGCCAAAGAGGCCACTAACGCGATGCTGGAAGCAGAGAAGCTGAAGATCGACCAAGCAGAACTGGCGATCGAGGCTGAAGTTAAGGGTGTTCAGCTGGAGCAGTCCAGCCGTGCGAACCGGGATAAAATGGCGCTCGAAGCCGCTCGGATGATGCAGTCGCAGAACACTCGCAAGCCAAACGGGGAGTGATAGAACACCATGGCTAAAACCGTCTTTGACGTGCTGAAAGATAAAATCGAGGACGATAAGTCCTCTGCACTGGAATTTCTTGGGAACGGTGGAGCGAAAGACTTCGCCCAATACAAGGAAGTTGTCGGCCTAATTCGGGGTCTCGAGGCTGGCATTAACTACGTGGAAGACCTTGCGAAGAACTATATGGATGACGATGATGACTGAAGAAGCAGTTAAAATCAGCGACGCTGAACTGGAACTACAACTACCTAAGCCCGTGGGATACCGTATCCTCGTGGCCCTACCACAACCCAAAGAGACTTTTGACGGTACGTCTATTCTGAAGACGGAGTCCGCCAAGTCACAAGACCATATCATGTCCATCATCGGGCTTGTTGTGGACATGGGTAGCGGTGCATACGCCGACAAAGACCGGTTCCCAGATGGAGCTTGGTGCAAGGAAGGCGACTTTGTTATGTTCCGTATGAACTCTGGAACACGTTTCACCATCGGTGGTATTGAGTATCGGCTTATGAACGATGACTCAGTAGAGGCTGTAGTAGCCGATCCCACCGGCATCCAGAGGGCATAAACATGGCTTTTCAGAAAGTAGAATTTGAGTTCCCAGAAGACGAAGACAACAAGTTGGAAGTTGAGGGAACAACCGCAGTCGAGATCGACGTCACCGGTAAGAAGACCAAAGAAGACTTCATGGAAGTAGAGGAAGCGCCCGAGCCCGAAACGGCAGAGGTCTCCACAGACGACGATGAAGACGACATTGAGTTGGAGATCGTTGACGACACTCCCAAGGCAGACCGGGGCCGTAAGGCTTCAGAGCCACCCACAGACGTCACAGACGAAGAGCTGGAGGACTACTCCGATAAGGTGCGCAAGCGCATCCAGCACTTCAGTAAAGGCTACCACGACGAGCGTCGGGCTAAAGAAGAAGCCTTCCGCGAACGTCAGGAGCTTGAGCGTGTTGCCCAGCAGCTGCTGGAAGAGAACAAGAAGCTCAAGGGTAACGTCAACAAGAACCAAGCAGCTCTGCTCGAGCAGGCGAAGAAGAACGCCGAGATTGAGTCAGCTGCAGCGAAGCGTGCGTATAAAGAAGCGTACGAGTCTGGGGACTCCGATGCAGTATTGGAAGCACAAGAAAAGCTAACCAATGCTAAGATTAAGTCCGATAGACTAGCAAACTTCAAACTACCATCTTTACAGGAGGAAGAAACACCTGTAAATGTGGGGGTAGAACAACCCGCCCCGGCAGTACAAGTCGATGAACGGGCCGCTAATTGGCAGAAAGCCAACGAATGGTTCGGCGCAGACGACGAGATGACGAGTCTAGCTCTGGGGTTGCATAACAAACTCGTCAAACAGGGCGTAAGCCCGCAGAGTGATGAATACTACGAGACGATTGACTCTCGTATGCGTCAGGTCTTCCCCGA